AATATCAATAGTTTATTTTATTGATAGTGGAAGTAAAACTTTATAAACCACACACTAATTTAAGTTTGCTAGTGTTTCTATTACAATTCTGGAGGTGCTTCAATGGCGTACATGGCGTTGACACCGCCGACCCTACCGTGAGTGACTTCAGCCAAGGTGGAAACGAAGTTTCCATTCTGTAGCGTTGCCTGGCAAGAGCGCCATATTTCGCCGTGGAGTGCGCTTGAATCTCACGCTGAGAGGGAGGTCTGATGAGGCCGTCTGCTGGGTCAAGTGCGGCAGGTGAAAGCACGCCTTCAAAGAAGTCGAAGCCGGCGAACTTGCAATCGTCAGGAAGTCCCTGTTTTGCCCATCCAGCAGGTGGGACGTTTGAGTCTAGTAGCAAGTTCCAGACCACCTTGGCGAAGTACATGCAGAACTGGCGTGGAGTGATGTTAATGACGTAAAACTGTCGAGCGAGAGCTTGCCGGGTGATCGCAGGGTTTGATGGTGTGGTTCCAGATAGCACTGCTGAACGACTCGCTTGCACATCGGCGTAGGCTCGAGCGAGGTCCCACATAGCGGGTGCGACTGAGTTAGCGTCAAGACCAAGTTTCTTGAAAAGATCACCGAGCAGCTGAATCTCAGCTGGGGTGGCGACGGCAGTTGTGGTTGATTCATACTTGATCTTCTTCAAGTCCTCCAGTGATGGAGCTCTATTCGGGTCGGAGAGATCAGCGTTGGCGGGCTTAGGATCGGTTGTCTGAGTGCTGGGAGTAGCCATTGAAGAGTATTTATTCTATATAATACACACAAAGTCTAAAAATTTTAAACTATAATAAAGGAAACTTAACCCCGTTCCACGGTGATAGATTGAGATTGGCCAAAATGCGATCAGGTTGTTGGCAGTTCCGAATGACCACTGACTCTCCCGTGATTACCACCTGACAAACTTCCTTGGGAGCTGCAGTGATGACATATAGAAACACTAGTAATGCGATTCCCAGCAGCAAGTCGAGTTTGTGCGAAGATAAGAAGCGATAAAGTGAGTACGGCGCATAATGCTGTGTATTTGTGGTTGGTGCTAGTACTGCTGTGGGGCCGGAAGTACTGTACTCTCTTGGTGCCGTCTGCATAATTGCCTCCGTGGGGAAGGGAATGAATGTTATCTCCCACGTGTGGCAAGTGATTAGACCTCAGACAATAGATAGAAGCGCAGAGCAGGAATCCGATAGCCAAAACTTTATACACCTGCTCGTAGTTAACAGGTGGCGTGAGACCAGGCATCGAATTCGAAAATGTGGAGCGCTTTTGAGTCTCTAGTGAGACTCAGAAAGAGATTGGCACGGTCAACAGTGGACAAGGAGGCGATGGAGGTGATGTAGACGCTCACAACTGGAATGGTCAGGCCCCAAAGGTGTTGAGTGGGAGTCACGGGGCAACCGTGTTGCAGCAGCAAGTTGATGACTTCTTGTTCGTGGGCCACGACTACTCCTTTAGGATCGGTGGTGTAAGGATTCTCGTGGGTGAGATGACACAGATCCTCACGACGAGACTTGATTTGGCAGCCGAAAATTCCGTTTAAAAGAGCAGTGGTACGAACACAAAACCTCCAAGTGAGTAAGGAAGTGAAATGTGGAACCTCAGGCTGCTCACAAGAATATTGCAAAGGATCGCAAAATTTTGCAAGCCTAACGACTGGGTTAGGGCCGCCCAAGTATTCGTCCAAGATGTCTAGCGGGTCGGAGGTAACTGCCAATTGTTTCCGGCCGGAATTGGAGTCAAGCAAAGCTGGTGTGAAGCTGCCGATTAAAAGTTCAGGGAAAGCAAGAGCAATCTTCTGGATGATTGTAGATTTACCGCAGCCAGCAACACCGTGGATAATGATGGGTGACGAAAACGACCTAGAAGAACGTATGAAACTATACGAATCTAATAACTCTAATAAATACTTACAGTCCATTTCAAAAAAAACGAAAAGGCAATGAACTTAACCCGGTAGCGTCAGGACTCGGAAGAATTTCTGCAATTCGAGTCTGCTTCTTCTTCTTCAGCGCGTTTCGCTTGTGAGTCTTCGAGCTTCCCGCAGTGTTGGCGTCGGCCGTTTTCTCGAAAACATGTGGCGGACTGGCACTACCTTTGTTCAACACATCTTGCTGATGAAGCAAGTGCATGTCGCGAACAGATTGCTGGTGGTAGTCCGCTTCTACCTCATTTAAATGTTCTTGCAGCTCGTCTCCCAGTTTGTACGCGTAACGCAGATCAAGTGCGTAGGATCTAGCACTCTCTTTGATGTTGTTGATCTTCTTCTGTAGTTGGATGGAAGCATGCATTTTCAAAGAATGTTTGATGATGCCAGCGGGAGTCATGACCCAACCACAAAATTCTGCGTAATCCCCTTTGACTTGTTTAGGAAACATCGGTTTCGATGTGAGCTTCAGCTGTTTCTCTAATCTATTGAAGCTGTCTTTTTCAATGCTCACCCGGTCCAACGCCATGTCATCGCCTGCGTAGACTTGAGCTGTGTCATCAGTGATATGAAACCTGGTGGCGTTGTAGGCGATTGAACATTCAGTATTGGCGTCAAATGTTGGTCCTTCTCCACTGAGCCGCATGATGCCCAAGGTGCCCAAGAAAATGGCTGCGTTGAGTTTGATGTAGATGTAGCCCTCGATGATCTCAGCAGGTATGTTGAAAAATTTTGCCTTAATCACTTCAAACTGCAGCATGGCGCCATCTTGTGACTGATCGAAAGCAGTGAAGTCATTGGTGTGCGCTGGTCTGGAGAAATCCCACTGACTCTTAATAAACTTATCCAGGTCTTCTGGGGTAGTTTCGCAGTTGATGAAAATGTTGTCAGGCTGGAATCTTCTCCGCATCTTACGTAAGTAGCGCGCCATGGTGCCATAGAGCATGACAGTTTCTTGCATGAAAGAAGCGATGGTCTGTCCTGGCTTGACTTTCAAGGTTCCCAGTTTTTCTGTCTTCTTCACCCATTGTGACTTCAGAAACAGAGCGATCTTGTTCTTCGGAAAGTCTGGGCTTTGACGAGAAGCAGCATTCACCAGATTGCCGATGGGTTTGCTAATATAAGTATTGCGGACCTCATCAGCTGAGATTTTCCATAGCCTCTCTTCGAAGGGAACTGGCTCTGGGGGCAAGCACATCAGTTTGGCGTAATTCATGAACAGAATGTCGCCAATGTCACGTTTCATGTTGAACTCCCTTAAATTTGCTTCAGGCGTGGAGATAGCCAATCTTGTGTCGATGGTGGCCCAATAAAGAGTTTCGTCTTTCGCTTGCTGGTGTTGGAACAGCTGAACAACAGAATCTTCTGTTTGAATGGCGTTTGAGTGGCCGAAAGCAGGTGAAAAGATTTCTCTCGCCTCTTTATCGGTCAATTTCTCCACTAGCGGCTCAAGAAGGGGTTTCGGTGCCGTGGGAAAATGCGTGGCGGGTGCTTCAGGCTCGGTTGGTTCGGCACTCGCGGGCTGGGAATTGTAGACTTCTGTTTTCTCGTCCCTGTAAGTGTCTATGAAAGCCTTGAGATAGGGAGTGCTTTCCAATTTCGCCCAATAGTCTCCTGTCGTGGGTCCTGTGTTGATGAAATGAATTCTGTCGACGGCACGAGACAAGCAAGTATAGAGAACCCGCTCTGAACAAAATTGAGTGTGGTTGTCGAGCAAGATTTGGATTTTTGGGGCGGTAAGACCTTGGCAGCCGGCATACGTCATGCTGTGGTGGCCCATATCGAACATCGCATTGCGTTTCATAGTTGAAGGCACCAACATTGGGATTCGAGAAGCTTTGAGGTGATGTGAAGCGAAGTTTACTTTCAACTTGCCCTCCCTTTCAGAGTAAACACCCAGCTTGTTGGCTAGGTCTTTAACGTTTCGGTGGGTGGCATTGAGGTAGAACTCACAGTAGGGGCTGAAAATCTCTACCGCTTCAGGTAACGCTGCGATGTACGCTTCCGGGTTGGTCTCGTGGTAAACGGACTGTCGGTTGTCTCCAGTGAGAATGATGAAAACAACGTTCTGGTGATGCATGACTACACTCTCTATCAATCCAGGTGGCAATTTTGTGTAGTCATCAAACACTAAAATTGGATTGCAGGGTTGGATCACCGATTTCTCGAAAGTTTTGAAAACATCTGCCGGCAGGATGGGTAACTTCGTTTGCCAGTCGTTTCTCAGCAAAACCGTTGGTGTGACGACTGTGACCACTGACTGGTCTTCCTTCAAAGATCGCATCCACTCTTGAATGGCAAAGGATTTGCCGGAGCCTCCGCAGCCGTGAATGATTGTACCGCAAACTTTCCTGTCCTCCTGTTGCAGCTTATACGCAAAAGCGGCCTTCCATTTGTTGTCCATCTGAGACAGCAACTTGCCAGTCCGATTGTTCTTGATATCAGAGTCGTAGGAGCCAGCCCTTTTATGTTGCATTGTTATTTCGACTGGGAAACGTTTGATGTTTTTGAGAGTCTCTCGCAGTGTTTCCGGTACTTCCTCTGGGAAGGGGATATGTGGTAGCTTGCGGATGTCACTGATAGGAATGATAAGTTGTCCATCCTGTGCAATCTGTTGTTGATTCCCTTTGAAACCGTGTTTCTGTAGCAAGTTCACCCAGCTTGCCCACGGTAGCGAGTCAGCCACTGAATCAGAGGTTTCAGCGGCCATTAGAACTTTGGTGGGTTTGGTCACATCTTGCAGCTTGGGTCGACAACTTAACACGGCCGCGTCAACGATGGGTGTGACGATTTGTTTCTCAGGTGGTGAGTCAGCTCCGCTCTTGTCTACCGATGGAGTGGGTTGACATGATTTGCGGGAGGCGGTAGGCCTGAGTGGTTCTGGTTCAATACAATTGTTGGCAAGGGTTTCACCAAGTAGAGTTGTGTCTAACACAAGAAAAGTTGCGCACAGGTGGAGATTCGACGCAGTTTTGATCTGATATTTATGCCGGGCCAACCACTCGGGTGGGAAAAACACGAACTCGCCCTCTTTCAGTGGTAGGGTCGAGTCGTCTTCGAAAGTTAATGTGGTTTCACCCATCCCCACAAAAGCAACAGGGAAAGTCTTGATTGGTTGGACTGACCAATCGACCCAGGCACTCGCTGCTGAGCAGTCTAAAATTTGGATGCAGCAAGCGTTAGCAGGGGTGTTAAGTGTGAGTAAAATGTCGGACAATCTTGATTCCCAGGGGATGGGAGTTAGAAGAAGATTTTCCAACATCAAGTCCACGTCAGGTGAAGTGGTGTAAGACCATGATCGGCAACCTTTGAGTCTGTCACTGGGTTGGTTAACGATCATGTGATGAAAGTCCCCTCTAGTCCATCCACAGAATTTTGGATTTAGGGATTCAGCTATGGTGGCGTGGTTAGAGCTGGTTGGGTGGAGGATGGATTCGACTGAAATGTTAGTTAGTTTGGGGGAAGAGGTGTCAGTAACCCTGCTTTCCGAGATGGCAGGCGAGGTGAGCGTAGCGAGAGGTGGGGTGGAGACGCTAGCGAGGGGATCAGCAATGGGCTTGGAACAAAGATCTTCCCAAGAGAGGAGGTCGGGTTCACTTTCGAGACGACGGGCCAGTTCAGCAGCTTGATGCCATGATATGTCCTCCATCTTAGCCAGTGTGCGTACTCGACGGCTTACGAAGTATGCCGTGAAGTCAACTGGCTCTAATGAGTAGGAGAAGGGTTGCCATTTAAGAGCGATCAATAACTTATCAAAGTCTTGTTTGCCTTTAAAGAGTTCGACGAACTTCCGAACCGCTGTCCTGAGTGGCCTAGTGAGTCTCATCCAGATGTCTGATGAGAGAAGATCTTCGTAGCAAGTTATTGAATCTAAGCTAGAAACAAAGAAAAAATAATTAGCCAAATGCACAATTTCATCGGGATCGTACAGCTCGAGCTCGCTTGTGGGAATGATTTGCCTAATTTTTGCGTAGATATCTCTCTCGGTAACTTGCTTGACCGATTTGCAATATAATAGCATTTGCATAGCTTTAGTTTTGGAGAGAGGTCTATTAGCGTTCATAGCTGCCGGACAAAAAACTTGTGGGAGTGTGACCAAGCTGTCACGACAGAAAGTGCGCATCTGTGGCGTTAGGAGTTTGGCTTTCTGCACTATGAAAAGGTGATTAGCACCTAAGCTTTCCACAAGTTGGAAGGTTAAAATAAACCCGGTTGAGAGTTTATGGAAGTCTTCAGCGTTGATCATACGCACCTTGAGCCATTCGAGGGTTGTGTAGGGATGGAAATAAGAACCCCCGCCATGGTTGCCTGGTATGTATTCGAAGCCCTTAGCTGAGTAGTTGATCGAGTACAAGCTCGGGTAGAGCGATGTTCTCTTGTGAAGGGCTTCGACTGGTAGCACAACAGTGGCGAGTAGTGTCTCAAGTTTCGGTGAATCCTCAAATAACTGCACTATTTCCCTGCGAGACATGAAATGCAGAGTGTCAGACATATATGCAATTTTGGTGTCTATATCCTGCAGTCTACTTCTTATTGTATCACGATCGTAGCGAAACAGGTCTTTAGGTTCAACGTCTTTATTGAGAAAGACGTCTTTAAGTATAGCTGCCCTCCGCATGTATCGCAATTTGCTTCTTTTCAGGAAAAGCATGGTGCATGAGTGTTTAGGTAAGTGCATGCCAACTATTTCTAACATTCTATTCTCTATAACTTTACATGCTGCGTGAGTGTGAGTTTGGTTAGCATATGGATTTACAGTAATGCCAAAACTTTCTAAGCAATCAGCTTCGTCGTTAGAAAGGGCATAGGGGCAGTTGACTAGGGATTCTTTGAGAACGGGGCGGACATGTGTGTAAGCTGCTTCAGATAAAGCGGTTTGCACCGATGGGTCCCTAATTCTCTCCAACGCGGCACGTACTTTAGCCATATGGGTGTATAGTGCGTATTGCTATTATTCACCTTATATGGTCCGTTTGAGGATACGTGTGTTTGTGTTGGTTTGTTTTC